CTTTTTTTTGAAAAAAGGCAACGGGCTTTTCAAAAATAACTCGCTTTTTTGGATCATCACATATTTGCATATCAAGCATCGTTCATTTATGAAAAAATAGATGACGCGTCTGTTCTTTTTTCCAGCATAAGAAAAAAATTCCGGCAGGCAGGCAGAAATTCCTATCAAAATTCCAACAACCGCATACCAGATTCCTCAATAAAAGTGTCACGATCGTATTGGACCACTCGCATATTGTTGAGTGGGTAACTGCCGTCCCCGCCGTAAAACATTATGAGAATTTACCATACTGAAATTCCATCTCGCACATTAGTTGCAATTCAATCTGAAGCCACATTTGGTTTCACAAATATTTTTCAAACTACAAAAATATCTAGCATCTACTGGAACGGAATTTTCACTTTGAATAAATTTTTTCCTCCGATGTATGCACTTCTATACTTCCTCGCTCTCGTTTACTTGTACTGACCGTTGTGGCTGAGATCCTCAATATTACTGTCCGGTTTTATCGGTTTACCGTAGTTTCACAGAGGTTTGTCCGAATTAGTTTCCCCGAATGAAGCCGCGCGCGATAAATATCCCCACTTCGGCGCGATAAATCAGTCCTGATATTATTGCACCCTATGCAACAACGTTACAAATCCCACCTTACTTGGTGGGATTTTTTACATCAAGCTGACTCTGCCTGCTCCGTGTTGATGGGGTAGTTGGCAATCAACAGCTCGTCAGCCTCGGTAGTAGTCTCCTTATTGATGCTGTAGCGCAGGCTGACCTCTTTAAACTGGAAGCCGGTGAAGATCTCCCTAATGGCAGGCACGTCGTTAATCGACAGCAAAAAGCGTCCTTTGATGTGGCGTAGCTGCTCGGCCAGCCGTTCGAAGTCAGCCTTAGCAAAGATGCCTTTGCCGTACATCGTCTCACAGTCCCAATACGGCGGGTCGATGTAAAAGAAGGTGCCGGGCTTGTCGTAGCGGGCGATGAAGTCGTCGTAGTTGAGCCGCTCCAGCATCACCCCCTGCAGGCGTCGGTGGCTGTGTTGCAGCTCCTCGGCCAACCGGTCGGCGCGGAACTTGGGCGGGCGGGTGCTGGTGGCAGCGCAGCAGAACTCGACCACCTTACCGCCGAAACCCATGCGGTGCAGATAGAGGAAGCGCACCGCGCGCTGGATGTCGGTCAGGGTGGATGGATTGCAATGCTGCAGCCGGCAATACTCATCGCGGCTGGGCAACAGGTATTCGGCCTGCCGCAGCAGCTCGGGCAGGTGGTTTTGAACACACCTATACAGATTGATGACATCGGCGTTGATGTCGTTGATGGCCTCCACTTTGGATGGCGGCTTTTTGAACAGCACCCATGCCGCACCGCCGAACACTTCGGCGTAGCAGGTATGGTCTGACGGGATTAACGGAATGATGGTACCGGCCAGGCGGTATTTGCCGCCCAGCCAGCCCCTAAGCGGACTGACGGGATTGATGTTGCCCATGATGCTTGCTCCTTGAAGTTTGGCGCTCACAGGCACTCCGGGTTGTTAAAGAACCAAATTGGTTGACCACTTTGCAGCGCGGACATTTGATTTCCAATTGCCCCTCGCCTTTGGCCAACAGCTTATTACAGTTTTTGCAACGATATTGCATTTTTGCAGCTCCCACATTACCAGTATGTTAGAATCCGCCCGCCTCTAGAGGTGGCGGCCTTGGGTCATGCAGGTCTAGTCTGCGTGGCTGGCGCGGTTTGGTGGGCAAACACCGGCCGCGCCGCCGTCTTACTTATTGCGTATACCCGTCCCTGTGGCGGGTATTTTCATGCCTCTCTTTTTAGGGCGGACACGATGGCGGCAAGGTCGTTGGGCGACCAACGCCAGCTTTCAGGTAACCTCAACGCAGTGGCGCACCACTCGGAGCAAAACCAGCGGCGGCGGTTGTGCCGTAGCCAGAAGGCGATGCCCAATGCTCCCCTCAGGTCGTAACCCTGCCCCTCGGTAGCCCTCCATACCCGCTGCAGCTGTTTGTGTGCTTCCGGAGTGGAGGGCAGCGGGATCAGGTCCCATTTGGCCGTCGGCAGCGGCATGACTTTGGTACGCACGCCGCCGTCCCGGATGGAGGCGGAGTAGCAGGTATAAACCGATGCCTGCGGATGCTCGCGCACCGCAATTTCACAGTGAGAATATTGACCGCCGGTAACTTTGCGTATTACCCATTCGATGATGCGGAAAGCCAAGTCCTTGGGCGTTTTTATCGTCTTGCGGCCTTTATATAAAGCCAAATAGACTTTTGCCATTTTCAGACGGCCTCCGGCAAGGAGAATGCAATCTCGATTTTGTCTAAATCAGATTGTTTCTTAGCAGCTTCAATCTTGCTTTGCAGCGCCTGGCGCTGCCCTGCGATATGTGCGGTCAGCTTTTCGTAGGCCAACGTTTTACGCAGCGCGGCGGCCTTGAGCTTGGCCGCATCAATGCCGCGGCTGGCTGCGATTTGGTCTAGTATCGGCGTCTGGGCTGATTTATTGGCCGCCCATGCTTTGGCCTCGGCGGCTTGGATGACCCATGTCTGCACCTCGAAGCCTGGGATTTTATCGATACCGGCCGCGCGGTCGATAAACGCTTGAGCCGCCGAATTTAAGTCAATAATTTTTTCGGCTTTAGATTCTTCCAAGATTGCGGCTTCGCGGTCGGTCGGTAAAACCCATTTCCCATCTTGGATAATATGGTATTCAGACGGCGGAGGCGTGGTTGCCTCCTGCACGGTTTTTCCGTCTGAAAAAAGGTATTCCCCCAATTCGTCGGCCGCTTCTAAATAAAAGTAGCCTTGCG